CACCCAGGTTTGTCCTGGCTGTTGCCGCGTCCGATGCGCCTGTGCCGCCATGCAGCACCGCAACGTCGGTGGCTTCCCACACGCCCGTGGCGATTGTGCCCAGGGTCGTGATGGACGTTTGACCTGCCCAGGTGGTCGAAATACGCAGACCGCTGGCGCTGGCGTCCAGGCTGGTGCCGTTCAGCTTGACCGAAAACGCGTTGGCAATGAGTTGCAGCCCATCGCCCGCGGTGTAGGTGCCAGCCCCAGAAAACTGCGTCCAGGGCATTGCCGTGACGCCGATGGTGCCGGTCGATCCTGCGGTGGTAACCCAGCCGGTTCCAGACAGGGATGCGCCTTCCTCGATAAACGTGAACGCGCCAGGCACTTCGGCCCACACGTTCATGTCTGCGGTGCGCGTCCAGCCGGTTGCGCTGGCTGCGTAGATGCCGTTTTCGGCTGCGCTGGTTTGGTCTTTGACCAGGATACGGTCGCCAGCCGTCAGGCTTGCCAGCCAATCACCACCCGCCTGGGTGCCAAGGCCGGTCAACGCGATGTCGCCGGTCGTGGTGTACAAACAGGACGCTTTGATGTCCAGACCCTGCGCCACCGAATCGACGTAGGCTTTGTTGGCCACATCGGTGTCGGCAGTCGGGGATGCGGCGACCTGGGCGGCGGTGAAATACCCCGCGGCGGGCGTCGTGCCACCGATTACGCTGCTGTCAATCGTGCTGTCTGTGATGGTCGCGCCACTGATATTGGGATCAGTGGGCGGCAAAAACGGCGTTCCGGCGGGGCCAACAAAGTATTGCAGCGCAAACGTCGGTTCGGGCGCAAATACGCCCTGAACCGGAACAATGTTTGTCGTTTGCTGGTTGGCGACCTCATTGGCCATGACTTACCCCGCGGCCAAAGGCGTCACAAAGCATTCGCCGTTTGCAGCGGTGCCAATGATGGACACGTAAAAAGTGTTGCGCGGTGCGGGCACGACCATCGGGTAGGACATACCAGGCGGCAAGATGATGCCAGGCGTGGAATTGCCGGTGGTAGGCACTGCGGGCGTGGCGGTTGCCGCGGCAGTGGTGCCCAGCGTGACAACAACGGACGCGGTGCCGGTGTTAATCAGGCCGACGTAGTTGCCTTCGACGTTGGTGTTGGGTGTGATGGCCAGGGGGGTGGAAGCCGATGCGGGAACCGTGATTCGATAGGTCGGGCCGTTCGGACGGAAATTTGGCAGCATTTGAGTTCCCCTTTCGTTGGGAAATTATATGGTTTCAAAAAGAAAAAGCCACCCCCGCGGTGGGAGTGGCCTTTCCAGTCTGGCATTCGCTTAAGAAGCGGCCATCAAGCCATTTGCGACCAAAGCGGCGATGATGCCGTTGACAGCAGTGGCAATTTCGGTGCCCGTGGCGCTGTTGCCGATGTCGGCAACGTTACCAGGTTGGGCAACGGGGGTTGCGCCGTAGAAACCCATCAGGGATGCGGCGGTGTCGCCGATCACCACACCGTCGGTAGAACCGCCGTTGTACAGGTAGTGGGGGGTGGTGCTAGATGCTGGCCCAGGATTGCTCATTTCGATTCTCCAAAAAAGGTTAATGAAGGGGGGTTTTTAGCCCCCCAGGTTCATCAGGCTGCGACGCGGCAAGCCAGTTCAGGGTACAGGGGTGCCCAGCCGTACAGCACATCCAGACGGGTCGGGATGCTGTCGTTGTTGATCGTGTACTGACGAACAACACGGATGGACAAACCAGTGTCCTTGTCGGCGGCGCGGCCAGCGAAATGGACGCCATCGGGCAGTTCCAGGTCGGCGGTTGCCAGCGTGAAGGCGTTGCGGTGCATCACGATGTTCTGTGGGGACACAGCGCCAGTCTTGTCGAAAGGCGTCACAACAGCGGTGCTGCTGGTAGCGGTCACGACAACGTTCTGGAATTGGCCACCAGTGATGATCGCGGGGGAAACGGTCACGGCGGTGCTGCTACCGGAAGCCACGGTCACATCGGAAGTCACCACGAAGCTACGCAGTTTGCCGGAACCGTAAGCGGAACGGTTCTGGGGGTTGACAGCGTACACGCCAGCGATCTGGATGGTGTCGCCTTGCTTCAGGCCAGCGGTGCCAGCCGAAGACACCAGGGTGATCGTCGAAGACGAAGCCCAGCCGGTGGACAGCGAACCCGTGAAGGTAGCGGTGTTGGTGGAAAGGGTGTCAGAGTAGGAACCAAAGGTTTGGCTCACAACGTTCTGATCCATTTTCCAGTTCATGCCGCCGGAATCACGACCCATCAGACCTTTTTGGTACTGCTGGCTCACTTGGCTCTGCGGGTTGAACAGACCTTTCAGCGAGTTCACGATAGTGGCGCTGGTGAAGGGTTCAACGATGCACGAACGGCGACCATCACGCGGGGCACCTTCGCTGTCCAGATAAGCCTGGGCGGTCAGGTAGGTGATAAGGTCGGTCGGGGGAGTGCCAGCAGTGCCAACGATGTTGGCAGTGTTGTTCTTGGCCATGGTCATGCCGTCAAAGTCAATCTTGTTGGCGATGGCAGCAATGGCGGGCTTCAGAACGCGGTCGCTGAAGGCGTCCAACGACAGGGCCAGGTCTTGCGTGGTGAATTGAGTATCAACGTGGAATTGAGTGCTCAAAGTCACGGGGACGCTGGTTTCGTTGAAGTCTTCGACGTTCAGTGCGGGGCCAGTCGTACCGATGAAACGACCAGGACGGCGAACGTTCAGGGTGTTGCCGATCTTGGCGCCTACAACGGCGAATTGGTCGTCGTACTTGCGTTCGACTTCCGAAGTGAAGGTCAGTTCGTTTTCCAAGACCATCAACGCTTCGTTGGTGATCTTGCTAATGGTAAGCAAATTGTTGGACATGATGTTTTCCTTGAGAAAAGGTTAAATTGTCAGCGAATCCGCTTTGCTTGTCGGGCGGCTTTCCACTGTTGGTAGCTTCCGTGATAGTTGCCATCGGCATCTACACCACCATCAACCGTGTTGACCGCACCACGCAAAGGCGAAATTGGCGCTGGCGCTTTTGACTTAGCAGCAACCGACTTCACTTCAGGTTCGCTTGCCTTTGATTCCCGTTCTAAACGGGCCTCGATCCGTCCGATTTCGCGAACAGCAGAAACCACTGACATATTGGCCAGTTTCTGTGCCACTTCGCTGTTTTCAGCCAGGTGGTAGAGAATCTTGGGGCCAATCTCCGATTCCATGATTGCATCACGCACTGGATCGCTTACGCGAACATCACTGCTTTGCACCATGTCCTCAAAGTCGGGTAGTTCAGATTTTGCCGCGTTCACACGGTCAGCCCAGGATTTGAATTTCGCTTCCTGCTCTGCCGCGGCCTTGCGGTTTCGTTCCTCACGATCCCGTTCTGCCAATTTTTTATCAGCGGTATATTCGGCCAACGCTTTCGCGTATTCGTACATATCGCTGAATTGTTCCGGCTTGGGTTCCTCGCCAAGTTCCTCCTGGGCCTGTTCAGCCTGTGGATTTGCCTTGCCTTCGTATTCCCGCAGCCTGGCTTCCAGTTGCTCACGCTTTTCGCGCTCTAAGCGGGCTTCCTCTCGGGCCGCTTCACGCTGTTTCGTGATCTCTGAAAACCGCCGTTCCAACTTCGGATTGGGCTTGCGCTCCTTTTGTTCCTCTGTTGCTGTCGCATCGTTCCCTTCCCCGTCTTGTCCACTCTGATCTGCCTGGGCTTCCGGCTCGACATCGCTTTCAGCGTCTGCCGCCGCGGGTTCAGCCTGGGGCTTATCAACTAGACCAAGTTTCTGGGCCGTGAATTCTGCTAACGTTTCGCTTGTGACAACGTGACTTGCCACTCGCTCTTGCACTTCCGACATGGATTACTCCAAGAATCAACCCTGTGTACCTCACAGGTAAGGTTTGGATTATGGTAATCCGAATTTAAAAGTTGTCAATCACATTGGCATTTGCGGCTGTTGGGGCTGCATTTGCGGTTGCGGCTGCATTTGACCCTGCATTCCTGGCGCCATTTCAAACTGCGGCGCGGGCGGCGGGGCCATCAATTGCTGACCGGCGGCAATAAATGGGTTTTGCGTTTCGCTCACTTCCATGTTTGCCTGATCCGAAACCATCTTTTGTTCCTGGTTGCGGCGCTCGATTTCCGCGGCAAGTGCGCCTTGGGGTAAACCCTGCAACACCAGGCGCAGCAATGCGTCCAGTTCCATTTTGTTCTGATCGGTCACGGCGCGGATGTTCGCTTCGTTGATGCGGGCTTCGTTGATCGTGTCCGTGTTGTAGGCGCGGCTGATGACATCCATCAACTTGCGGCGGTTCTGGCCTTCCTCTTTGATCTGGGCGACCTGGCCACGGTTGTTGACTTCCAGTTGCAGCGCGATCATTTGTTGCTGCATATCCGCAATGGTCTTTTCGGCTTGCATCAGCTTCATTTGAACCTGCGGCGGCACGTTCGATTTGTCATCAATCTGCGACAGCGGGTTCATTGCGGCCAGGCGGTCGGCAATAACGTCGGCGCCAGGGAAGTCCATGTTTCGGAACAACAGGTCGCCAGCGGCCTGGAACACCTGGGGTTCGACCATCAGCGGCATCATGGCTTCGACGGCTTGCTGGCGCTTGCTGTTGTAGCCCGGGCCGGTGTCCATCACGACATCGTACAGGCCGACGGTCACGTTGTTCATGACTTCGCCGGTC